CGGTGAGAACATACATCCAAGTTGGAAGTCATCGCCCATAGCTATGTACGAGGTGTACGGTAAGCTAGAAGTGGCATTGATAGTAAGAGAGCGATAATGCTCATCAATGCCAGCAAATTGGTAGGTGCCATTGACAGTAGTAAAAGGCACACGACTGTACCAGGGCATTTCAACATCAAGAACATTATTTGTACTAGTGGCAACATAAGAAGCAGAGCTATGATACGTACCACCAGACAATGTCCCAAAAGACGCGAATTTGTCTGGCAAGTCACCGATAAACTTCATCCGGCAAGAACCACGGTAGAAGATGAACGGCATTTGGATCCAGTGGTATGCATCCATTATTGTAGGGTCGGGAGAAGGGAAGAAGTTGAAATTACCATTGGTAGCATAATACCATTGGTTATATGCTTTCCCAATATCAGTCATAGGACCGAAAACTTCGGGAGCAACATGTCCAACTTCCTGGTAACCAGTACTGCGAGTAATGGGTTCCATTGGGGCCTTAAAGCGTTCAAAAATAGAACACTCAGCAGTTACGTTCTTTACTGCTGTTTCTTTCTCACGCTTGGCCTTAAGCTTTTCAGAATACAAATAAGCTTCCTGTCTAGCCTTAGGAACAACATACTTTCCAGACTTCATATTCTCATACAACTCCTGACGGTTCTTAACATCGTTCTGGGTCTGAACGAGCATAGGAGTGTGAGTTTCCAGAACATATCTAGGATTAGATTCATCATGCAAAGGTCGACGATCACAAAAATTAAATTGGAAATCGTCTCCAGCTGCACGATAAACGTCGATATAGAGGTCTTGCACTGCAGCATCATTGGAAACGGGTTGGGTTACCAACTCCACCATGATTTTGCCAGTACAATTAGCCTCAGTATCTGATGCTCCCAGATTTTTGCTCACGGCCGCGTAGTAGTAGGGATAGAGAAACGGAATGACTAAATCAATCTCAGTGTCTCCTCTAATATCTACAACTCGCGAATAAACATCACCAGTATAAGATGAAGTTGACGCCACGCCTAAAGTATTGGGAAGGAAAGTAATCCTGATACGACAGGTTGTGAACTTTGCTGCAGAGACTATGAACATATATCTCATGCTGCCTCGCCAGAAACCAAAGAGCTGGGAATACCAAGCACAGTAATCGGGCGTATAAGTCACATTGTAACCTGGCTTTGCTGGACCAACTGGAGCCCACCATGGACAATTTCCAAAATCCAGGAGCAATTGTCCTGGAAGAGTATTTGTCGTAAATGACGCTCCTCTGAAATATCCAGGTGTACGAATCGCATCATAGACATGAGCAATACCGGCTTGTCCAAACATATCAGACTTACTAGACAGCTGAGCCTCTGGACCCAAAGACATGCGAACAGTATTATCACTACCTGTACCATGCATCATGTCACTTCCGGGCTTCGACGCATAAGGTTGCAACATCTGAACATTCGCAGGCTTATCCAAAAGTGCCAATAGAGGAGCAACTGATTCACTAACTGACTCTCCCAAATTGATCATGGTTGAGACAGTTGAAACAACATCGCTTACTCCAGACAAAAGCGAATTGGATTGGGCCTTGTCTTCGGATTCCTTCATGTCCTTACCTCGAGCCTGATCAGAAGATGAAACCTTATTAACAGCGTTTGAAATGCCTTGCACGGCACCACTCACAGTTGAAAAGGCATCCACAAACTGACCAGATTCTGCATTGACTTTCTTCAACAAATCGCGTCGACGCAATGGACCTTCAGACTCAGGACTCGATATCTGCTCTCGCTTTACTTGCTCCTTCATCAAACGCAAGAAAGTTTCCCTTTCAAACGCGGCGGGCAATGTAGAAGGCATGACTGCAGCTACGAGTTCAGGCTCCACAAAGGAAGCAAAAACTGACACATCAACACTAGGTGCTATGACAGTTGTCATTCGTAACGGTCTAAAGACATCAACAGTTACTCTCGCAATAATTCCTCTCGCTGAGGCAGGTTCAACCCAAGGATTGCTTCTCGTGTTATTGAGAAAATTCATTGGCAATTGCCAAGGAATTTGCAACTCATGAGTCTCCCCAGACATTGCAGAAATAAGGTATGGATGATTATTACGACGAGTTGCATAATTAGCATCATGATATGCAGTTGCACCACTAAGGTGTCCCACAACATAAGACACAAGCAATCTGCCATAATGAAACTCGGTGGAATTAATCCTAAACCCTACCTTAATGGCCTTACAGCGGAACATTGAAAAGTATACCCATTTCGAATTGATTTGAGGATTATCCACAATCACTTCGGGGAAATTCAACTCAATCTTCCGCGTACCAACAGTGTCAGTTGAGTTCCAAGTGAAACTGCCTACCTCATAAGAACGGCCCATAACTGTTTGAAGATTTTCATCCTTCACAGTAGCAGCCGCATCCCACAGAGTAGTTCGAGTAGGTCCCTCGATCTCGTGCGAAACGGCAATTTCTCCATCCTTGTAGGTTGTAAGCTCTTTGACCTCAGTCGGGTGAGCGACCACTGGAACCCGATTATTCTGACCTCCTTGAAGGTCAGTTGACGTTTGTTCAACATCGGCGACAGTGTACATGGGCGTCATTACTGTCATCAAAGACACCCGCAACGAGCTATGACCGAGTATGATTCATACACAGGTCAATACTGCTCATCCCCCAGCTCGTGAAGAAGAATGAGCAGGTTTCGTCCCTAATTAGGGACATACTCCGGGAAAAAGTTCCCGCTTGCCTCTTTAAAGGTCAGAGGCACTGACGCGAATCCAACACCCCTCAACCACCGGTTGAGTGTATCACGCCATTTGTTGTAGGTTTCTTCACCATACAACGCGAAGTCTCTGAGAGCAGACTCCACATTTTGACGAACTCCTTCCTCTTCAGTGTAATGAGCACTCTTTCTGAACCAAAAGATGCGTTCTAGGATATCTTCTTCCGACATAACTCCCATAATTGTTGACGTTGATGGGTCATCTCCATCATAACAATAGAATTTACGCTTCAAGAAAGAGACTTCGTCCCAAGGAGAATAAGGGGACATCTCAGCTGTCTTGTCAGCAGCAGTGTAGTCCATCCCAAATATCTCCTTACTCTTATTTCCAAAACTCACTCGGTTAAACCAAGGTATCTCAGAAGATACGGCGAAGAGATTATCATCACCATACACCACTATAGCCACTTTGTGCTTCCAAGCCTCACAAATCTGAGTGAAAGTCCAGTCAGTGTTATCACGAGCAAGCTCATAAAAGGTAATAAGAGACATGACTTCAGTAGCCAGTCCATTAAACTCCGCCGTGCCAAATAAGCCGCTCAGAGTCCCACCAGCTCTCGAGATGAGGTAACAACCCCATACTACAAGCTGCATATAGAACTGGTTAGCCAAGGATTCACGTGCCCTTTGCCACTTGGAAAAATCTTCTTCCGGATTTTCCTTGTACCACTTGAACACGATAAACATCACTAGCGACCAAACCCACCGGGGTATCGCCAGATCATAGCCTTTGAAGTCTCCATCAAACCAATTCACAGAAGGGGCTACTGAACGCATATGCCTGAACATAGCGTGCGTGTCCCTTCCGAAAGGATTCATGCCAACCATATTAGGACCAATTGGATGTTGATTTCTGATCATCATCATGAATCTTCCGAAATACTTCTTGGTATGGTGAACAGTATTCATCCCCGAAGCGTAGAAAACTCTGACTTTACCCTCGAGTACCTTGTAAATCTCTAGCACCTCAACTTTCAGATTCGCATGGCTTATCCACAGTTGATTGAGATTGGCTTCCATGATACTCTGCTCCAAGGATAGTCTCTCCGCATAATGAGGTGTCAACACAATCTCTCCAAGAGTTTGATCTTCCAGTTCTACTCTAGCAATGTAATCTCTCTTTCCCTCTTTTGAGCGTATATGGACATATCCATGGCCACCACTTGTATTGAGGAAGAAAGGAGTCATCGTGAGTTCCTGTCCATTCACAACAGATGTTTGGCCGTTCAACACGGCAGCATCACTGGGATCATAACTATCCACAGGAAAGGGCTGCCATCTATCCATAATAATCTCGACCAAAGGAAAGTAGGGCGCAGGATCACGCTCTCTGAAGTTTCTCCTCATTTTGATCTCTGTATTCATGGTTGCTCGAACATATTCTCCATTTACAAAAGAACCTCGCACTCGGGCAGGCGCTCCCTTTGGATCACGAAACTGTTGTAGTTTGCTCGCGCGCAAATCACTATTAGCATAAAACGTCTTATGGTGACTCTTGCGCATAACACCAACAACACGACAGCCAGGGGGTATAGTATCCAACATACGCGGATCATACGCCCGTTCCAAGTAAGCAGAATCTTCCTCATCTTGTGGATCGTGCAATCCATCAATGCTAAAGAATGCAGCTTCTGCCTGTGCTCCTTTGGGACAATATTTCTCAATCATCTCCTGAGTGATTGGCGAACAATACGACTCTGTCGAATTATAATTGCCAGAATGGATTCCCATTATTTTCCTTGGAGAACGAGTATCGAATGTAATCCAATAGGACCCACACACTCCTGGCATTGGCTGTCCAACTCCCACAAAAGGACGTTGCACTCTCAAATCTCCAGCCACACTATGCGTGAGATTTATCGGGTTTCTGTGCTCCTTCACATTGGTAATCTGATGAGAACTTATTATCAACTCAGGCTGCTCAAAAGAAGACCATCCTACATAGACAAATTCAAATGTCCGTTGCATGTCTTCTTCCTTAATGAACAAGTTGGTAAAATCTTTCACGTACTCATGGTTTAGTTGCACAAAAACTACATCACTTCCAGGAACTCTATTCAACGTGAGGATAGTATTTTTATCCAAATAACGCTGCGCTCCTCGCTGGTAAATGGAGAATTCCAAACCATGGGTATTCTCTGG